CCGTTCGAGACAGAAAACCGTATTTGGAAATGTTATGAAAGGCCGACCAAGAAAACCACTTGAAAAGCACAAGAGAGAGGGGACGTTTCGCGCACACATGCGGGACCGCCTGGGCGCCGAGCAGGCCATTCCCGCCGGCCAGCTCGAAATGCCAAAAGACCTCGGCAAGAACGAGCGAAAAATATGGCGCGACTATGTGCGGTGGTTCCCGGCCGTCCTGCTCAAGCCCTCGGACTCAATGGTGTTGGCGGATCTGTGCCGGTGGCACGTGAAATACATGGTGCTGCTCAACGGCGGAGAGATCGATGCGGCGTGCAAGGCATGGGCGAAAGTCAACGCCTGCTACAACCACCTCGGTATGAGTCCAGTGGCAAGGGCCAAGCTGGAAATGCCGCAAACCCCAGTAGCGGAGGCCGACCCCCTCGAACAACTTAAACTCGTGGGAGCACGCAAAGCACAGTGATCGCATATCGTCATCCACAAGACGTCGTTGATGCATACGTCGGCGGCGTAAAGAGCGGAGAGGTAGTCGCCGGCCGATTGCAAAGGCTGGCAGTGGATCGCTATTTGCACGATCGCGAACATGCTCACGAGCGAGGATGGATGTTCGACGAAGACGTGGCCACGCGATGCTGTGCCTTCTTCCCGATGGTGTGCCGGCATTCGATCGGTGAGTGGGACGGCATGCCATTTGAGCTGACGCCATCGCAGATGTTTTGCGTCTGGAACATCTTTGGGTGGCGGTCATGTGAAACGAAGTACCGACGATTTGCTCGGGCCTATATCAGTGCGGCGAGGAAGTGGGGCAAGACAACGCTGTTGGCTGGCTTGGCGTTGCTGCTCGAAGTAGCGGACGAAATCGACGGCGAGCCGTGCGAGTCGGCAGCGGAAGTGTACATCGCCGCGACAAAAGAGGACCAGGCAAAGATCATGTACAAGGAAGCGGTGCGAATGGTTGGCGCATCGCCGGCGTTAAAGGCACGGCTGAGGATTCAAAAGTCGAAGCCGAGATTGATCGACAAGAAAACAGATGGATCGATTGTGCCATTGGGTGCCGATTCTCCATTCAGTGGATTGAATCCGCACGGCGTGCTGCTGGACGAGCTGCACGAATGGAAAGAGCGGCATCGCCCATTTCTGGGAACGATCACCAGCGGCAGCGGGTCACGCCGACAATCGTTGCAATGCACGATCACCACAGCCGGCGACGACCATTCACAGATATGGATCGAGGAATACGAGCACGCCGTAAAGGTTGTCGAGTCCGTTGTTGACGGAAACGTGATCGACGATCGTGAGTTTGTCTGGATTGCGGAGATCGACGCCGACGACGATCCACTTGATCCCGCCAACTGGCCTAAGTCGAATCCAAACTACCCGATCACTCCAAAGCATGATTACCTTTCGTCCCGGGCGGAACGTGCCAGGGTGATGCCGACAGCCTACAACGAGTTTGTGCGCTACCACGCCAACCGCAGGACGTCCAGCGAGGAGCGTATTATCTCGATCGAGGACTGGGCGAAGGGAGCAAAGCCAATAACCGTCGATGCGGGTGCGTCGTGTCACGGTGCTTTCGACCTGGGGCGCTCCGATGACTGGGCCGCGGTCACGCTATGCTTCCCTGTGGATGGCAAGACTCCCGACGGCAAGCGGTGCATCGACCATTACGAGGTACTGCACCGTTCGTTCTGTGCAAAGGACGGTAGGTTCCGGGTAGATCAGGAGCCGTTCAGGACATGGATACGGCAGGGTGTTTTGCACTGTTGCGACGGCAATCAGATCGATTTCCACGACGTTCGACAGCAGATTGTGGAGTGGAATCGGAAGTATCGCGTTAAGACCTGGGCGCACGATCCGACATTCGCCGGCGATTCGTCGCAGATTCTCAAGAATGAGCACGGCATTGAGTGCTTCGGATTCACACAAGCTCATGCGTTTTTCAATGTGCCGATGCGGCGATTCGTCGAGCACGAAGTACCACAGGGGCGAATTTGGCATGGTGGCGATCCAGTGCTTGCATGGCAGGCCGGTAACCTCGAAAAGTCAACAAACCCCAAAGATCAGTGGATGCCGAAGAAAAACGCCAAGCGGTACAAGATCGACGGAATGGTGGCGGCGTTGATGGCATTTTCCGAGTGTCTGTATGCAGAGAAGAAGCCGACCGGCTCAATGCTGGTCGTGTAAGGAGATGCGATGAACGTGCTGCAACGTGCATGGAATGCTTTTGCTGGAAGGTTTTTCAACTCGACTCTTGCGAGTCCTCAGCGTTGGTTGCTAGACATTCTGCGATCCAACGAAAGCGACAGCGGCATTTCGGTAAATGGAAAGACGGCGATCTCGTATCCGCCGATCTGGTACGCAGTGAATAAGATTGGCGGGCATATTGGTCAGCTTCCGTTAAGCGTGATTCAGCAGGATCCAAATGACCGCAGGATCAAGGAAAAGGCTGTCCGTCACCGAGGCTATAAGGTGATGAAGCAGCCGAATGAGTTGATGACAGGGCCGGTATTCCGCGAAACACTGCAGCACCACGCCTTGTTATGGGGCAATGGCCGAGCGGCAATCATTCGCAACAATCGCCAGGAGCCGGTCGAACTTACGATTTTGCGGCCGGATTGTACTAAAACCGTCGTGGTTGACGGCCAAAAGTGGCACGTTGTCGAGCAGCCAGACACAGGCACAAAATATAAGATCCTCGATATCGACGTGCTGCATATCCCAGGGCTCGGATTCGACGGCATTTCCGGCTATTCGGTGATCGAGATCGCACGAAATTCGATCGGCATGGGATTGGCGGCGGAAAAGTACGGGAATCGCCTGTACCGATCCAATGCAACACCAGGGATGGTGCTGGAGGCACCGCCAGGCGTGTTCCGCGATGAGTCGGAAGCAAAGGAATTCATCGACCGGTGGAACGAATACCACCAGGGACTCGATAACGTCGGCCGCACGGCGCTATTGCGCGAGGGAATTAAGGCGACTCCGCTCTCCATGAATGGGCGTGATGCCCAGTGGGTGGAGCAGCGGAAATTCCAGCGTCAAGATGCTGCGTTAATCATGCTGCTGGAGCAGATTCTCGGCGACGATTCGAGCGTCAGCTACAACAGCCTGGAACAAAAGAACCTCGCCTATCTGATCAACTGCCTGATGCGGTGGATCGTCAAATGGGAATTCGAGTTGAACGGCAAGCTGCTGTCGACGCGCGAGCGAGACGCGGAAAGCCACTATTTCAAATTCAATGTTGCTGGCCTGCTTCGCGGGTCGATCAAGGAAAGGTTCGATGTGTACGAAAAAGCCAGGATGATGGGCATCTTGTCGGCGAATGAATGCCGAGAACTGGAAGATTTGAACCCAAGAGAAGGCGGCGACAGCTACGACAATCCAGCGACAACAGCAGGCGGCAGCGGCACTTCAACAGTGCAGACAGATAAAGACTCGTCGAGCGATGCAATAGAGACTACGACAGAAGAGATGGACACAACAAATGCAAGGGTTCGCAATCTTATTGTTTCCAGGCTTCGGGACGTCACGGCCGGCGAAGTGAAGCGAATCAAGACTGCCGCATCGAAAGAGCGGAATTTTGTGAAGTGGCTCGACGAATTCTACACGACATCGCCATTTATGGAGCTGATCTGCCATGTGCATAGGCAGCTAGGTGGAAATGATGCCACAGCAACGTCGTACGCCGGCGAGAGCAAGGCATTGCTGCTTGATATTGCTGGTTCATGCACTTCTGAGACGTTCGTCGAGTCGATCGACAAAGGAACGGTTGATTGGTTGAACCGTGCCGATCAGATGGCGGATATCATCACAACGATTGTGCAAGGATGGATGGATAAACGCAATGAGTGACAGCGACAAAGCGTTCAGCGTCTTTCTTGGGTGTCCAACGCACAGCGGCATGCTCGATTCGGGTGCTGCTATCGGCATATTTGGCACCGCATCTCACCGGCACCAGGTGATTCCCAAAATCTGGGGCAAGTCTCTGTTGTCGTCGAACTGCAACACGCTATGGTGCATGGCGCTAAACAATCGCGACGAGCACGACATCCGCTGGTTCG